TGATCTTGAACATGGCGGAAACACTTCGCCCAATGTTGGATGAGATACACGAGCGCACGCCGACCACGCAAAAGTACTACGGCGACTATTTCAGGATCTTATCTTATCGCCCCGAGCATTACAAAGTAATGGCGCTAGCCTTACTCTATGCCGGAGCAAACCCCGAAGGACTGGAGGCAGCAGTAAAACTAATGTAGTTTAACAGGGCTTGGAGCACGGGCGGGTTCGATCCCCGCCCCCTGTTCTAAATTTTAATACAATGACAACAGCAAAACTCACAACGGACACTATCAACAGACTGATAGGCCGCACTATTCACAGCGCAGGTGATAATTGGATACAGCTAGACAATGGTATCCGAATTTACCTAGAAGACAGCGAAATCGAATCATTAAACTAAACCCACAACAAGATGAGCAACGAACAAATCAAGCGCAGGCTTACATTTATCATGGTTGACGCAAGCCACTTACTTCAGCACCTAAACGCAGGCAAGGGCATGGACGAATGCACTGGCTTTGCTGACAACGGGCACACGCACCTGTCCAACATCCAAATCGCGGCAGATCTACACGACACGGAATCTGACGTATGGAATGAAACAAGGCAAGTATCAATGGGCATCAGCGGCAAGGTATCGCACGACCCTAAGCTAGCCCGCAAGTACAACGCCCTGCTAGAAATGCTAGGAGCGGAAGGGATGCTACACCAAATCGAGCAGTGGATGGACGACAGCGACTTGAAAAACATTGTCACCGACATCGAAAACAACGTATTCTAAACACAACAACGAGATGAAAATTCTATTCTTCGCGGCAATGATTGTCGCACACCAACACACCGCAGAAATGCGCTTCCTTGAAATGCAGGACGAAGGGACGATAGTTTACGAGGGTGACGACATTGACACTGGTAAAGCTATGTTCACAATCTTTCTGCCTGATACAACTATCAACTACGCGTACAAAGCGGAAGTAATGGAGTACATCAGTACCGGCACATTCGAGTATAACGATTTTCTAAAATAAAAACCATGAAAAAACACACACAATCTATTGCCCAAGGGCTAACCATCGCAGGACTAATCGTATGGATCATGCTCCTGTTCAGTTCATGCACAACGTCACGTCATTCTAACTACCAAGATCATCTAAGAAGCGCACCTGCTCAGAACTGGGTGCGACAAGACAATGGTGGATGCGGATGGCACAATTAACCCTTAAATCTATAACACAATGGGATTCTTTAGTTTCAAGACACAAGACACGCACCGCAGTATTGCGAACAAGTACAGCGGCCGCAAGACCTTCGCAGTGTATATGCACGACAATGAAGGAAACGTATACCAAGAAGACAACTACGAGGGCTATGGAGACTTCGGTGGAGTTGACTACTACGAACTGATGGCTTCAATGAATGGTATGAAAGATCGGTACGAAGCAGTAAACGCTTGGTGCGCCAATCAGAGGGGATTGCTTTATCCTAACCTTACCGAGTTTCCTGATTGGGAATGGCGCAATGAGTTGCCTGAGAATTGCGAATTTCAAGGCTATTTCTACGAGTAAAAATTTAACAACCATTAACAAACGGGCGCAGTGTATAGAAACTACATTGCGCCCACATTTAAACACTAATTTATTATGAAGGTATTATTAACCCCCGAGGAATCGGAAAGCATTTTTTACGATGCGCTATGCAATAGTCTAGCCTACATTGAGAATGGCTACGACTTGAGACTAACCTACTTTACAGGCCACTACGAGCAGGCCGTGAAGACGTTACGCGGAGGCCAAGATGGCACGCCTAAATTCCCTGATACAGCAATCTGCTATGAGGACGTCCTGATGCAGATACTCAGGCAAGGTCATCAACTCAACCTCATGGATCTTGAGGGTGATGAATCAAAGAGCATAACCCTGCAAGACGTTCATGAGCGGGTGCAGGAAACTGATATGCGCCACCTGATGGATGCCATCAATGAGACTGGAGACGCAATAACAGGAGACGTCATCCTGCAACAAGTATTCTTTCAAGAAGTAATTTTCGGTTAAACCATAAAACAATAACAAGATGCCAAACTGGTGTTACAACTTTGTCACCGCCACTGGAAGTGCCGATGACATAAAAGCTTTCAAAGAAGTAGTTCAACGCGAAAGAGAATTGGCTCAGTCCCTCGGAAGAGGGCTTGGCCTATCGCTATCTGATGATGAAATAGAAGATGGATTCTTCTTTAGCGTAGAACTAAGCGATGAAACCCCTAACTCAATTAACTTTTCCTATGAAACCCGGTGGGCTCCAAACCTGCTCGACTTGGCCAAGGTATGCAAGAAGTTCGGGCTTGAGGCTGAATGCGAGTACAACGAGGGCGGGATGCAGATCTTCGGCACGGCCAAGATTGATGCAGAAGGCAGTATCGACGACGACCAAATTCCTCAGGAGTTTCTGGAGTTGATTGAGTACAACGAGGACACTTGTGTTTACACCTACGATGGCGAGGAGTACGAGTGCTGTGAAGACGCAATAGAAGATGGCTACAAAAAATGGAAACAACAAAACTTTTAACCTATGGAAGAGTACATTGAAGAAATCATGCAGTCCCTAGTGGGCAAGAAAATCACCTTCATGCGTTACATGAACGATGAGGAGATGGCGAAATTCGGATGGTCGAAGCGACCTATAATGATCCTGATTGAGGGCGGCACATTAATCATACCTCAGTCTGATGACGAGGGTAATGAAGGTGGCGCAATGATCGTAATGAACAACAAGTTTAACGTAATACCAACTTACTAATGACAAGTAAAGACCAAGTGCTCGACAGAGCCATCAATGACCTTCAGGTTGACATCATGAACGCTTGGAGAAGCGTAATGAAGTACGAACAGCAGTTAAGCGATATGGATATGGACGAGGAAGACAAGAAGATATTGCGCCTGCTTATCGAGAACGAGAAGAGTAAGATAGAGACCAAATCAGCCATACTCGACAAGATAACACCTCCTGCACCGGCACATCAAGAAATTGAGGACGCTAAGGCCGTACTAAGATCGGCAGGATACCACGTTGATTCCTTGTGGCACGTAAAGGACGTAACAAACCGATTTGAGTGCGACAACGAGGAGGCATACGAACTACTCAGTGATTCACTGGAGCAGAACGTAGAAAGGACTTTTGAAATTATAGCACACCAAGCAATTTACGAACGCGAACTAAAAGAAAAGAACCATGACGCACTACTTTAACTACGATAGCTACAAGCTATCCAATCCTGATGATGACGGCCACTACACCGAAGATGAGAAGCCGCGCATCCAAACTGCAATGTATTTCAAGTACCAGCATCGTAATGATAAGAGGTATAACTACGGAATGATTACCACCTCGGGTCATGACGTAAGGGTATGGAATTATGGATGCATAAGAACCATCGACGTTGATGAGATTGAAACCTATGTTGAGGACGTGAATGGCGAAATCGATAGGATCAATGCCAACTATCAGAATATGCAGTTCATAACCAAGGACGAGTTCATGAATGAGTTCGAGGATGCACGGATCAAAATCAAAAACCTTGTACATCGTGAAGCAAATTATTGATACGATCGTGTTTCGCCTTATGATATGGTTACTTAAAGACATTGACAAATGATGATAGACTACCGCGCTGGAGATGACATCGTCTGCATCCGAGACCACTCACAAGGCATTGTCAAGAAGGGTGACGTGTTTACCGCAGTCCAACTCGCAAGGGTTGGCTGTGGTTGCGTCCTCTACGTTGACATAGGTGTTACATCTGACAGGCCGTTCACTCGTTGTCCTGCTTGTGGAATGAACGACGAAAAGACCGACAATATATGGTGGCTTGATGCCCGTTTGTTCCGGAGACTGCTGACCCGATCCGAGGAGGAAGACCTAGCAGACGTGCTTGCTGAGGTGTTCTCTGAGGAGTTAATTAGTCTTAATTAGTTAAACATTAGTTGAGAACGTATATGTTACACTATATTTGCAATCTAAATGACAAGGCTATTTAAAACCAAAGATGGCTATGAAGTTGTCAAACATTCGCGTGACGTTTATGCAATAATTGGAAAGCGAGTGAAGTACATCGGCAAAGTATCAGCCAACTACCAGTCAAGCGGAAGACTGCTCAAAAAAATCCCAAACGAAATCAAAACAATCTTTTTTAAACTTCAACAAAATGAATTGGAATCTCCAACAACTATGGAATGAATGCGTTTATTCCCAACAACGTGCGCTAGAGCCACGAGATTATTGTTACGCGTCAGAAATCGGTCAACCCCTTGTTGATCGCTATCTGAAGATGAAGGCTGTTACGCCTACTAACCCGCCCAACATGAGAAGCCTACGCAAGTTCGAGGCAGGCAACCTTGTGGAGTGGGTAGTACGCTACGTCCTGGAACGTGCCGGGCTGATCAACAACACTCAGGAGCGGGTGATGGTTGAGTATCCCAATATGCTCAAGGTATCAGGTCGTCTTGACTTCTTAGCGGGCGGCAAGATTGACATCGAGCGTGCCAAGCAGGATATTACATCTTCGCACCTGCCCGAATCCATCCAAGCATCCTCCCTCTACATAGCTGAAAAGCTGTATGAGAAGTTCGGTGACAAAGAACTGGAGAAGAAAGTCCTCGAGATCAAGTCGTGCTCATCCTTTGTAATGGATATGATGGAGAAGACTGAAAAGCCTATTAAACACCACCGCTTGCAGCTTTTCCACTACATGAAGGGGCTCAACCTCAATGGCGAACTGGTGTACATCTGCAAGGACGATCTGCGTATGATGTGCTTCCAATACGAGCCTAGTGCAGAGTTAGAGCAGGAATACCTGAGCGACCTTGAGAAGATAACAAATTACTTCAACACGTCTACTCGACCACCGCTTGAGAACCACATCATCGTTGAGGACGGCAAGTTCAAGAAGAACTTCGGTATCGAGTACAGCAACTACCTCAAGTTCCTTTATGACTTTGATGAGCCCCGCGACTACGCTGATTCAGTCAAGTCTCAGGTTGCACGCTGGACGCGTGTTGTTGCACGCTATGCCAAGGGTGATAAGATAACCGCAAAGAATGAGGAAGTACGAGTGGAGATCGAGGCCGCCGGATATAACTTTAATCAAATCGTAGAACAAGCCAAGAAGTTTGGTGTATCAGAAGAAGAAGAAGAAATCTAATAAACAAAACAACATGAAAATTCAAATTGAAAAGGGAGTATCTATTCCCAAAAACGTCACCCGTAAATCAAAGTACCCATTCCGAGAGATGGAGGTAGGGGATTCGTTCTTCATCAAAGAAAAGGAAGACGTAAAGAAGGCGCAGCGAAAGATGGCTGCTGTCGCGCATATGTTCTGTAAGAAAAACTCTGACTATAAATTCAAGACTCAAGCCTTTGAGACTGGAGTCCGTGTATGGAGAGTAAAATGAAACACAGCGCAGTAATTACACCACAGGGGGCATTGCGAATCTACAATCGCCCCCTCTTCGAGGAAGAAGTCAGAGCCATGTCCCGTGAAAAGGACTTGGCTGTGACCATCGAAGTCAAGTTGAAGAAACGTGTACGCTCCGACGTGCAGAACGCATACTATTGGGGCGTAGTTGTAGCTATGATAGCAGAGAGACTGCGGGAGCTCGGACACGACGTTGACCGCGATCTGACGCATGAATTTCTCAAAGGTAGATTCCTTTATTCTGAACTGGCTGATCCTAACACCGGAGAAGTCATGAGGATACCGCGCAAAACATCTGAACTGGCAACGGAGGAGTTCATCGAGTACCTGGAGCATATAAAGCAGTTTGCAGCTGAGACGCTGGACATTTACATTCCGGATCCTAATGAGCAACTTGAAATATAGTAAGCTTGCAATAAACCAGCACACAAGCTATATTTGCGGGTATGAAGAAAGTAATATGTTGGTGGAGCGGAGGCATAACGTCTGCGGTAGCTTGCAAGATAGCAATAGATATGTTCGGACTGGACAGCTGTGATATCGTTATGATTGATACCAAGAACGAGCATCCGGATACGTATAGGTTCAAGGACGACTGCTCCAGATGGTACGGCAAGGAAATAGAAACCATCACGGAAGTTGGTGGCAAGTACGAGAGTATTCAGGACGTGTGGATGCATTTCAAGTCCCTGAACGTAGCGAGCGGGGCTATATGCTCAACCATGCTCAAGCGCAGGGTGAGGGAGAGGTATCAGAAGACAATCGAGTACGATCATCAGGTGTTCGGGTTTGAATTTGACAAGAAAGAGTTCAACAGAGCAAACTCTCTCAAGATGAATCATCCCAAGGCCAAGGCTATTTACCCCCTGCTCATGTTTGGTTACGACAAGGATCATTGCATGAAGGCGGTTCAAGAGGCGGGTATAGAGATACCGGTCATGTACAAGATGGGATTCAGAAACAATAACTGCTTCGGAACTGGCTGCGTACAGGGTGGCATTGGGTATTGGCAGAAGATGAAGCGGGACTTTCCCGACAAGTTTGATGCAATGGCCGAGATGGAATGGAAGCTAACTGAGATGAAAGGAGAGCCCGTGACCATGCTCAAGGATCAAGGCAAGGGCGCCAAGTCATCAGGCAACGTGCTTGTATTCCTCAAGAAACATCCAAACTACCCACATCTAAAATGTCTTGATGACATTGAAGGCAAGGAGGTGGAGCCGCTGTTTGAATGTAACGGATTCTGCGGAACCAACGACCTAAACGAGAGGCCAAATACAGAACAAGAAATTAATTACGGACTATTTTCAAACGAAAACTTATGACAATAAAAAAACAAACAGCAGTAGAGTGGTTAGTAGAAAAATACGAACTGGTTGGTATGCTTACACCGCCTATGATTGAACGAGCCAAAGCAATGGAGAAGGAGCAGACGATGGAATTTGCCCTGAGGTTCCTGATGCAGGACAGACCAGTTGTATCGTTTTACAACGAAACATACGGAGGTGACAAATGATAGCAGCAATAATAGTATCGATCCCTTTGTGGATTATCGCACTCGCGTTGCGAGACCTGTTTAACCAAATAAAAAAAATGAGCAATGAGTAAGCAATTAAAAATAATTACAGGCTTGATCCTGTCAGCGGTGTTCGCCTATTTGGTGGCCGCATTTATTCTCGCAGAACTTGATTTCAGGCTGTGGTCTGTCGATGGCCGTGCTGGGTTATTCTTAGCTTGGATCACGTTTGCCATCTTCACGATGATTTACATTTTTTTTAACGATGAAATGGATAGACATGAAAGCAATACTTGAGTTCAATCTTCCGGATGATCAGGACACATTCGACCTGCACGTCACCGCCTACGACATGAGGCGTTCACTTATAGAAATTAAGGACTACCTCAGAGCCAAAGCGAAATACGAAACAGAGGAAGAGATTAGGTGGGAAGCATACAACGAGGTGTACGAACATTTTTTTGAAATACTAAACGATAACAACATCAAACTATGATTAAAATTTCAGACAAGCCATCCAAGAAGGTGGAACATTTTACGGGAACGATAACAATGGCGTTTCCAGGCATCGAAAACAAGATTTGGAACTTCACGGTCTTGCGTACCACGAACGGATCAACTACCTTTGCTGTACAGGCAGACCATGAGCAGTTCAACCAACACTTTGACGAACCAGGAGAGACAGACTACTTCAAGGCGATGCTTGAAGAGACCGTCAAGGCGAACCTGGCTAAAGAACAGGCAGAGTGGAAGCCTACCGATAAATAACACAGCCCATGAAGGAGAGGAGTAAGAAGTGCCGGATCTGTAAACAGGAGTTTATTCCCAAGTACAGCACCATGCAGGCAACGTGTGAGAACATCGAGTGCATGATCGCTTATTCCTCTAAGCAGAAGGACAAGAAGGTTAAACGTGAACTGAAGGAGGTCAAGGAGCGAAACAAGTCTGTGTCCCAATGGCGCAAGGAATTACAACAGGTGTTCAACCAATACATCCGGCTAAGAGACCAAGGCAAGGGGTGCATATCCTGCGGCAAGCAGTTGCAGGGTAAGTATGATGCAGGCCATTTTTATTCCGTAGGATCCTACCCTAACCTACGCTTTCACGAGTCGAATGTTTTCGGACAGTGTGTGGGCTGCAACCAGCACAAACATGGCAACCTCCTTGAGTACGCCATAGGCATCGAGAGGCGCATCGGCAAGACTAAACTGGAGGAACTGAAGTCACTCCGGAACGACCGGCTAAGCCTGCCGCTTGACAAGATAAAGGAGTTGATATACTACTACAAGGACAAAGTAAAGGAGATAAAAAAATGATTGAATCACCAACTTGGGAAGACCTAGGATACGCTAATTTTGAATGATGGACAAGACTAAAAACATCTACACGCTAATCATCCTCGGCCTGTCCGTGGTAATCCTGTGCGGGATATTCTTCATGGTGTTCCACCTTGGAGGACTGGAGAAGAGTTCCGAGCACGACAGCATCGCCATTGACCGGCTGCACGAGATCAATGAGAAGTACATCGAACAGATGGACTCAAACCTCATGGTTGTAACGCAGACCAAGGCAGCCCTTGACTCGTTCATGGTGCAAGACCAGCAGCAGTTCCTGCTTGAACAGGAGCGCATAGACAAGGCACAAAAAATTGTTTCACGAATACCAAAAATGTCCAATGACTCGCTTAAAACACTTTACGTTAACTCTTGGAACTATCTTCTTAACGAGTATCGTAGCGGGCGTTTACGCCCAGCCAACTAGTCCGCAGCTGCCGCGTGAGGCACAGGAGGTAATATCCTCAGCGGCCGAGACCATCCGGCAGGACAAGGTCACGATCGAGGCCCGATCGGAACGCATCCGGCTGATGCGGGCACAAATCGAAGCGGCTCAAATAGCCCTTGACCTAGCTATCAAGAACGGTGACCTGTGCGAAGAGGTGCGCCAGAACCAACTTGCAGAGATACGCTTCCTCAAGTCTTCATACAACGACATGAAGTCGGAGATGAAGAAGGAGCGTAGAAGAAAGATATTTTGGAAATGTGCAACGATTGTCCTGGGTGGGACGTCGTTGTATCTGTTGTTGTTATAGTTGTTATTGTTTATTGTTAAAAGAAAAAGGGAGGCCAATCGTGACCTCCCTTTTTTGACTTATAAACTTTAAACTATCGAACCACAAGCACGCTTGCTTCGTTGTTTGAAGGGTTGCTATCAGGCAATCCATTCACCTCAGTGATACGAACTCTCCAAGTATTTGGAAGTGTACCTTGAGTTGACGTAGGCCATACGGTTCCCATACCCACAGAACGTCCCGGCATGATGCGCTCTGGACGACTCCAGTTGCTTTGATACTGACCATCGAAACCGGACACTCCCTTGTAGGAGGTGATGACTGATGTCCCCTTGTTTGTAACGCGGTAAGATACACGAACTCGGTTAGCATCAAGCCACTCGTATCCTGTAATCTTAACTTCTATATCCAAGGTTTGATCCGGAGGAGTTGGGGTTGTTACCGTGATTGAAGTAAGGGCGATGTTATCGTTCTCATTTGACTCATTGATTGCGTTTGCAGGATCAATAGTCAGGATGAACTGAGACAGGCCGCTGAGGTTGTTTGGAACGGTGTAAGGGATCGTAGCTGTAACCGAAGTCTGACCCTTTGGAACGGTCACGGTTCCGGTGTAGAAGTTAAGGATTGCTCCTGCTGGGTTCTTGAATGAAATTACTACAGGGGCAAGCAAGTCTGCCGTAATAGGCTTATCAATCATCACAGAGTAAGACACGTTAGCAATAGATCCGGCCTCCGCAGTAGCAGGAGAACTGATCACACCATATACATTGACCAAGGTCGGCGTAGGCGGAGGAGGAGTAACGCCACCCGCAAGAGATACCGCCGTGTTAGCGTCGATAATACCAAAGCCAAGCTCGGCTGACTTGCCGTTGGCGTCGTAGGTATAACCACCAATCTTCCGACATGAGTTCTTGAGGATGTCACGAACCTGCGCCTCTGTAAGCTCTGGGTTCTTTACAAGCACCATACCTGCAACAGCAGCCATAGCAGGGCATGAAGCAGACGTACCGCTAAACCCCTTGTATGCCTCTGGGCCGTATCCAACAGCGCCTGTACGGTCTGTCGTGTACAACGAAGTACCCGGAGCGGCAGCAAACAGCTTAGGGCCGTAGTTGCTGAATCCTGCGCGGGTGTTGTTTTGCGTACTAGCGCCTACAGCCATTACCGACGGGTAAGACGCAGGGAGCTGAGTGAAGTCAGACTGGTATCCGTTTCCAGAGGAAGCAAAGAGTGGAATACCCTTTCCGTTACGGGCGGTGGTACGAGCGGCGGTCAAGGCGTTGGCGAACACTGGATACCCAGACCCCGTGCTGCCCCAAGACATTGACATGGCCACGCAGTTGGGGTTCTCGATGGCCTTGTTGACAGCGCGTGTCAAAATTGTATCTGATGTTCTGAAACCACCACCTGACGTGCTACCGAAACCGATGTGCAGGAATTGAACCTTTACAGCATTGTTTCCGATAGACTTACAGCCGATGTCGTTACCTGTGTTGGCCGCGATCACACCGGAGCAAGACGTTCCGTGGTTCTCAAAGTCAGACACTGGGTTCACATCTGCTGCATCTGTCACGCAGTTCCATGAAGATGGGCTGATAGAACCCTGCAAGTCCTCGTGGGTTGTCTCGCAGGCGATGTCTAGGACCGCTACCTCTTTAACTACACCGGCAGGGAGTTGCGCCCATGCCTCCTGGCACTTCATGTCGGGCAAATGCCAGTGGCCAGAGTAGGCCATCTCCGCGTGTTCGGCCATGGGTACGATGTAGTCCGGCTCCACGCTAACGAACAGGGCTGTAGACATGATGCTGCCGTAGAATGAATCGAAGCTAACGAAGTCCGGAACCTCAACAAAGAATGTCTTGGTTGACTCAAACGAGTCGTTTACCACAATCATGTTGGCCTCAAGGTACTTCTTACCCTCCGCATAGCTCTTAGCTATCACGATAGCAAGACCAGACTCAACATGGTCAAGGGACTCCTCAACGCTGTTGGACTGGGATACCTTGGCAGGATCCGGAGTTACCGGCTGCTCGTCACGGAAGACGATGATGCTGAACGGCTCGAACACCTGCACCACGTTGGCCTTGGTTTTGTTTTTCTCAAAGGACGCCTTGTCCTTGAACTTAACTGATTTTAAACTCATTGGTTTTATTGATTTACGTTCTAAATTTAACTGACCTCTTCCACCTCGTGATGTGGGTGTTCTTGGACAGCGGGCGGATCTTGATGTAGACGCCATCCCGTGACCGTGAGTCACGCATCCCCTGTTCGTTGGTGTTGCCCTCTATCACTCGAATAGAATGCTCTCCTACGCGGTCTACGATGCCGGTGTGTCCGATCCCTTTGTATCTTGACTTCTTGAAGTTTGAGTATGTGTATGTGGCAACAAGGACATCGCCATCACGAAAGCTCTGATAAAACCTGCCGTCAGTGTAGATAACATCTTTTCTATTGTATGCGCTAGGACTCCAGCCTGTTACTGTGTTCGCGATCCCGCACTCGTCGAGTATGGCGCGAACGAAGAATGAACACCAAGCATAGCCGGGCTTCCACCCAACAGCGGCCATCATCTTCTGGAGTTCTTTGTCCCCGAAGGCTTGGTTGTTACCTCCCTTCTCCCTTACCCCTACAAAGGAAGCGGCAGTGGCGCGGACGCAGTAGCCGTCATTATCAGCCACAGAATAAACAGGAAGCACAAGAAGAGTCCAAAGTAAACACAGATGTATAAAACGATTCTTTGCCATGCGCTTGATGAGTATTCTAGTTCCTTCTTGGCCTCCTTTGAGTAGAAGTAGTTCTGCAAACCTCTGAAGTTAAAGAAT